CTTATCCCAATGTAATGGTTTGCCTTTGTGATGTTGGTCATTTCCAATCTTGCTCACTCTTGATACTTCCATTAAAGCATCAGGAAAGTAATTTATAACTCCAGTCCAAACTGGATAATCTTTTCTACTCATATAATCTTATTTGTGATGTGTGGTTATTAAATCTTTTCTTAGTTTCTTCATAATATTCTTTGTCTATTTCATAAGCATCTAAATCATATCCTAAATTATGACAAGCTATTGCTATTGAACCTGAACCTAAATGAGTATCTAATATTTTATCACCCTCTTTAGCATAGTTCATTAATAGCCATTCATATAATGCTATTGGTTTTTGAGTTGGATGGATTTTGTTACCAGTATTTGTTGATGTTCTAAATATCTTTGATGGTTTATTAAAACTTGTCCAAGCTAATTCTATTGGGGACATAGATTTAAAATTATCTGGAATATTTGATTTATCTAAAACTACAAAACATTTTGTGTCTTTTAAATCATTAATAAAATAATTACCACCCCATATTATTTGATTTACACTTACTCTAAATAATTCTTTAAAATATTCTTTTTTTGGTCTGTAACAATCCCAATTATCTGTCCTATTAATGTTATATTTTTTTACAAACTTACTTCCATTAAAAGCATTACTTCCATAAGGAGGATCAACAATAGCTAAATCATATTGATTGTCTGCCATATCTTTCATAGCTTCCATACAATCTTTATTATATAAATTTATGCTACTCATAATTTCTCATTCTATTTTTATTCTTTTCTAATGGTCTTAGATTAGTAAAGTGATTTATCAACTCAAAGTCCTGAACATCTTTAACTCTAAACAATTCAATCTCATGATCAAGCTCCCAGTATATTCCATAATTATCCCAATTCATATTATCATCAAACTTACTCTCTATATATCTTCCTAAATATTCTCTTGAACATCCTAGTATCTCCTTATAGCTTTTACTTACCTCTAAACCTTTTCTTTTCTTAAACTTAGATGCTCTAGCCATTAGATTCTTGTACATTCTTTTCATAGGATCTCTCCTTTGTTTTTGTACAAACTCTCTATTATATTTTCTGACATGATCTCTATTACTTTCTGTCCATGTCTTATTGTAATTCCTTTTACAATCTTTACATCTATTATCTAACCCATCTTTGCTGCTTGTTTTATTGTGAAACTCTGATCTTGGTTTTTCTATCTCACATCTGCAACAAACTTTCATCATCATCTATCCTGCCTTTCCAGTAAATATAAAAAATAAAAAGTTAATTATCAAAATCATTGCTAAAGTAAAAATAGGTAATCCATAACAAAAATACTTTAATAGTCTTTGTTGGAACTCTATGTCCTTCTTTGTAGTTCTTAGGTAATATCTTAAATCTTCTTTTGGTATATAATGTTTCATAGTTCTATGTTTAAATAATACTGATCTAAATCTGCTTCAGTCATAAACCATTCCTCATAAATCTCTAAAGCTCTTTGTACTTTTGCAGCACCCCTTAAATAAAACTCCTCAGTAACCTGAGCATATCCTATATCAAGTGATCCTTTATCTATAATAATAAAGCCTATATTTTCAGGCAGAATATCAAAGCATTGTGAATAGATGAAAGCCTGAGCATCATATCCATATTTATCTGCTGAATACTTCCAACCCTCTATTGAGCTTGTGCTTTTCAGATCATACATTGTTGAGTTGTTTCCTAAAATATCAGCCTTAGCTCTAAATGGGAAATCAATTCCTGACTTTGATCTGATTGTATCTACTTGTGCTACTTCAAAATCTGAATCACTAAGTTTTTCTAATACCATTTCATTTCTAAGTAAAGCATCAGCTAATCTTTCAGCATCATGTTTCTCTTTCATAGTAAACACCTTGCCATGTTGTGCTACTGCCTCTTTGTATTTTTTTGTATTCTTTGATTGTACATCTACAAAAATCTGCTCCTCAAAGACAGGAGGTTCTAGAACACAAGTATGCACCAACCATCCATCCCTTAATGCTTGAGAACTTGGTGATCCATACTCCATTATATGCTTGTATGTTTTTGGTGATGACAATAAGTTCTTACATGCTGATGAACTAAGTGCATATTTTGATAGGTAATTATAATAGTAATCATCATCATATGCTTTTGTTACCAGTTCCTCTTGGTCATATGTTTTACCATCTAATAGTGTTATTTTTTTCATTCTTCTAATTTTAATTCTAAGTTAATATATAATGTTGTATGAGCTACATGGTAGTTTTTTGAAACCACCTGACCATATAGATCCATATTTGAAAAGTTTACTAACACATCCTCATACATATTAGGTAATGCATCAAAATTCATAAACATAAAGTTTATCTGATCTATAAATAGTCCTTCTAAATCTTCTTGTGCTGAAAAGTAAATACTATTATCTTCTAACAACAAATCTACTGACAACTCAATTCTCTTTGCTCTCTGCTTTTCTTGCTCTTTCAACTGCTCTTAATTTATCACTTCTATATTCATCAATACTTAACATTAATAGATGCCTTTCATTTTGTAATTCATTTACATATAATTCTATATTTAGCATTGCCTCAATAAACTTCTTTAAGTTTTCATTAGCAGGCTGTGTTTTTCTCCACTTACTAAGTTGATTGTTTACTAATTCTGAATTAACTAAATACTGTAGATCCTTTAAGTTGTCTAGTTTCTTACTGACTAACTCTCTATCAAAATCTTTTGCTTTAAATGTTGTATTGAAATCTGTGTTTTTCATAAGGTCTAATGTCTTTTTCTTTTACTTTTACTATCTGATCTTTGTTTCCTTTTCTAGTATATAAACAATGATAATCAGATTTGTGTTTACATACATCTTTGAATCTTTTAATATACTTAACTAATTCTAATCTGTCATAAAAAATATAAGTATTAATATCTAAATATTCAATTACTATATATTTTGCCTTTCCATACAGAGATCCTTTACCTCCCCAAACATTCTTTATTTCTAACCATACTGCATCTGTATTTTTATCTCCTTTTAAATCTACTGGAGTATTATCTCCTACAATAAAATCTACATGGTCATACTTATCAATTCTTTCTGATGTTTTTTCTGCTCCAACTCCAATCTCATTCATAAAGTTTCTAAACTTCTCCTCAGATATATGCCCTTTCTTCCAGTTTCCCTTATTTTCATAACTACTTGGTTTGAACACCATTAGCATGAATCTTTTTTAAATCACTTATCCAGTTATTTATTACATCTATCTTTTTAGCTCCACCACATCCACATGGAATATTAAACTTGTGGCTAAAATACTTTGCATGTAATTCATAAACTACCTGGAGATCTTTATCTGAAAATCCTGTCTCTATAATGACTAAAAAATCATCAAATGATTTATAATCTATTTCAATCATCTGCTGTTGTAGCATTGCTTTATAACTTCTCAATCCCATTTTTTGTAATTTTATATTTATTTAATTCATCTTGCCTTTTATCACAACCACAATCTTTATAACCAAATAATGCAGCTATCTTTTTAGCTATTGTCTTGCCATATCCAAAGGTTATTTTTCTGATAATCAATTCTATTAAATCTCCTAATTTCATTTCTTTCTTTCTTTTAAGTCCTTTTGCTTGTCTATAACTATTTTGAAAATATCTTTTGATTGCTTTTTGTATTTTCATAATCCTATTTTATTCTTTAACAACTTCTTTACTTTAGTGTATGTGTTATACAAACTAATATAAGTAATTGTAGATTTTCTACTAAGCTCACTAATCTTAGTTCCACTTGCCACTATCTCAAAAACTTTTTGGTCATACCAATGTAATTTCTCAAACTCATTATTAAACTTTTCTTCCATTTCTTTAAACTCAACTTCATCTGATCCTTTAATGTTTTGTAATATCTCTGTTCCAATATAATGAACTTTGTTTTGTTTCTTTTTAAGTTGGAGAAACATTGTGTAAAGAATTTTCCAAATGTAATAGTAATTAAGATCATCATCTTGTCCTTCTTTTTTGTAAATTATATTAGTTCCTTTAACATTGCAAATATGATGTAATTTCAGGTACATCTCCATCACTAAATCTTCTGCTGTTGATTCATCTAATCCAAAAGACTTAGTAATATTTAGCCAAATTTTATGTTTTTGATATGCTTTCTCCAGTATGTTCATTCATTAAATCTGTCATATTATCTCCCTCTATACTAAATCCAACATTGTTAATCAGACTTCTTAATCTTACTGGTGTATCTAATGTTGTAGGCATCATTCCAGTATCTGTGTCTTTTACTTTTCTAACATGTAGATGTGTTACCATCCAATCTAAAGCTGATTGTATATATCTATGTATCACAATAAAATTATCACATCTATTTCCAAACTTTCCACCACCCTCACAATCTGACATCATAGGAGGAACTGGATGTCCTGCATATTCATGATTAGCACCATGCAATCTTCTTAAACTTTCTGTAACTGCATGAACTGATAACCATAATGCTACACCAGTTTTGTGACAGAACATTCTCATATCTGAACATGCTTTATAATCATGCTCATGCATACCTAAAGATCTAGCCATATCCCTATCCTTTTCTAAAGAGTTGTATGGATCTATAAAGAAACCCTGATAATCCCATGACTTCTTAATACTAGTTCCTAACTCTAACAACTTCTTATAAGTATATTGTTCATCTATAGATATAAATTTAAAATGAGAGTCCACCCACCTACTTCCTTCTTGTAACTTCTCCTCATCAATCTTGTTGATGGGCATCCCCTCTTTATATTCTATTATTTTTCTAACTATTGAATAAGGTTCATTTTCTGCTGTTAGTAACAGAAATCTAAGATCATGCTTTAATGCATAAAGAAACATTAAGTAAACTACTGTATGAGTTTTACCAACATTACTATGTCCTAGAAAAATATTAAATGTACCTTTTTTGAATCTGAAGTACTGATCAAAACTTTTGATACCTAGACCTAGACCTTCTTTTATTTTTCCACTCCTAATGTCATGGATTTTATTGAGTTGGTCTTTAATGTCTAGTATCATTTATATATTTATTTTAAAAAGGAACTTCATCAAGTTCTCTGTCAGGATTATGATCAGATGTTGTAACTTTTTTCTCAGGTATAAATTCTGAGAATGGAATGTACAATTTACCATTTTTACTTTTTAAAACATCCATGTTAAGATAACCATTATTTTTTTTATAGAAATCTTTTACATATGGATCTTCAAGAAATTGTGTAAATCTTTCTACACTTAATCTCATTTTTGTTATTACAAAGTCTTTAGGAGATTCCTCTACATAAACACCTGCAACAAAATCAGGTTTTGCCATAATTAGTTAGGTTTAGTTAATAATTCTTTATATATAATATTAGCAGCACTAGCAGCCTGATTAATCATCTTCTGTTGTCTAACTGAAAAGATTAATTGCTTACCATTATCATCTGTGTTATCATCATCATATTTCTGAAAATCCTCAGAGAATATAAACTGACTAACATTATTCCATGCAACACTTCTAGAAATAGATTCTTGTTGTGTCATTCCTCCTCCTACTGATGCTTTTTGTACTGGTGTATTCTGTACTGGTGCATCTTGAGGTGTCTGTTGTAATTTAGCATAATTCTTTTTCTCATCTAAGGTGTAGTAGATTGTATCTCCTACTGATCTTTTAAAATCTCCTATAGCTGAAAAGTTTGGAATATCTCCATTAGCTAATTCTACTGTGTATTTATTGAAAGTTTGACTGCCATTTGACCAACTTCCATTTGGTGTAATTGATTTTATTGTACTAGTTTTCATATTCTTGAATACCATCAAAGGTATGATTTAATTTATTTAAATTTAATTTATCATTTGATTGTTTCCATTGTTGGAACACATTATCTAGAGCTTCAATTTTACCTTCTAGTTCAGAAATCTTGAATTTATGGTTTGTATTTTCTCTTAATAATTCTCTATATTCAGATGCTAGATCTTTATAGAGTTGCAGCAGTTGATCAAACCTTAATTTTTGGTCTTGTATCATACTGTCTTTTGCAGTAGGTTCTTCACCCTTATTTTTATATATACTCAAAGTTAAATATTTTTTTCTTGCAGCTAATATACAACTATTATTATAAACTATTATAGTTTTTCTAATAGACTTTTATAATGTTCTATCATTTCTTGTAATTCATCAGTTGAAAATTTACATGTTTCTCTTGATTTTATTAGAAGTTCAGTAGCTTTGTCTGCATGATATTTCTGATTTAAAAACAATGCATATTCATATTGCCTTCCTGCTAAAAATGTATTATCATATGCTGACTGGAGGTGAACATTCTCCTCATCCCACCTTGTACACATAAACCTCCTGCTAATAAAATGACCTGCATGACCTTTACTTTTGTGTATAGTTTTACTTGAGGTACAACATTTACCATATCCTCTATTATCAGTATCTCTTTCTCTTATGTATTCTGAGAAGATCCTATCTAACTTTCTTACTAATGTTTTTCTTTTAACTTTTCTTGCCATTTGAATAAGGTACAAAAAAAAAGAGAGAGCTATTAACCCTCTCTTGTAACTGTTTAGAATTTATGTTTAACTTTCCATCCAGTCCATATCATCTTGCAAACACATGTCTTGAAAATTTAAATGATCTTCATAACATTGTTTACTACAAAATATAGCACTTTCATTTATTTCATCTGTATTATAATCAGTATAAATATAAAGCTCTATTTTTTGTCTATCATATTCATGATATTCTGTTTCTACAGTTTCAGTTTCTACAACTTTTCTAACTATAGGTTTTTTACATTTTGAACATTTTATTTTATTAAACATAGTTATTATAAATTAATTATTTTTCTAATTTTTCAATAAGTGCTATTTGTTTAGGAGATAAGTTTTCTAACCAATTTGGTTCTTTGGTTGTTGATTTGTTAAAGTATTCTTTATTTAAAGTTTTTTCATTCCAAGTTAAACCAGTTTGATCAGCAAGAGAATATACAATCCCTAAACTCCAAACCTTATCTTTTAATGAAATTAATCTTTTAGATTGCTCTAACCATTTAGAATACCAAGTATCTTTTAAATTCTTAAATGTATTTTCTTCTTCTTTAATTTCTTGTAAACTATTTTCATAGGCATCAAAATTAAAAGCATTATCATTGGTAAATTTATCTTTTGCCCAATCAGGAATTGAATTTAAAGGTTTGTTAAATTTTTCAACACATACAGAACCATATATTTTACCACCAACAATATATTGGTTTTTAATATATATCCCACATCTTGAACATTTTTTTAAGTTTTTCATAATTATACTGTAAATATAATAACTTATTTACAAACTACCAAATGTTTTTAACAAAAATATTATAATACTCTATATTTAGTGTATTATATATATAATAATTATAATAGTAAGTATATTATAATAGTAAGTATATAATAATTATAAGTATATTATAGTTTATTTATTTTCTCAAAAGATCTTCCACCAAAATAAGCTCCATAAATTAAAAGCATTAATTGATTTATAATATCTAGATTGTATTCTAAGAAGAATCCTGATGCATATACTAATGTAAGAAACACTAAAGTCATAGGTCTAACATTTTTTGAAAGCCAACTATCAGATAAATTGTCAGATTCCCATCTTCTTGTTACAGCATCCATTTCTTCAAGGTCAAACCTGAGCATCTCTAATGCTAACTCTTTATCTTTTTGAGCTAATGTATCATCTTTAACTATAAGCTGCTTTAAAACCCCTAAAAACCCCTTATTTGGTATGCTTTCTGCTACTGTCTGAAACACTCCTGACCTTCCCAGTAGAAACTGACCTAGTTTTGTTTCCTTGAACTTCTTTTTGTTTTTCTTTTCTTGGCTCATAATGTTTATACTTAACTATTCCAGTAACATCATCTCTATATGCCTCTAGAACTTGTTTTCTGTTCTTACCTTCTCTATAAGATACATGCACCCAACTAGGAGAATCTTCACCACACTCCCAAAGTAATGTATCAAACTCTAATTCATCTTTAATAAAGTCAAATATTTGCTTATTAGAAATAGATGTATGATCCATGTCAATGTCAACTGCTTGTCCAGTCATATGTAAACTGGTCTTACTTGCATGTTTTAAAGCTCTGTTAAGTCCTTCTGATCTATACATGCTAGAAACATATATAGGTTTATCAAAATGATCTCTAATAGGCTGAAATACTTTCTCTGCAGTTGTTTTTAAGTTCTCTAGATGTTCTTTTGTAGGTTTGTTATCTATTCCTACTCTTTTTGCAGTTTCTGATCTTACTGCTTCAGCTAGTGTTAAGTTCTTGCTTAATTTCATTTACTACATTTTAATCTTACTAAGCCACTTGTTCCATATAGATGCAGCTTTATTATTAAAGCTCTCTATTTTGTTTGCTAAATATCTTAAAATTCTTACCATTATTTTTTTTTATTTTTATCTTGGTTTTCTAAAAGTTGTAATATTTTAATTGATGTATAGATTAGTGTTGCAATCATTAGTAAAGCCTGTAAAGCCTCATTGATCTGAGAATATGAAACTAAATATACTGCTACTCCTATGATTGTTGGTTTAAATCCTATATAACTCATTTTATTTTATTTTATCTAAATCATTGGTTAATTATTATTTTAACTAAATGTAATTGTTATAACTAAATCTCCTGAAAAAGAACCTCCTGAAGTAGTATAAAGAGTCATTTGTTTTCCATTATAAGAGTTAGTTGTTCCACTTTGTCCATAATACCCATTTATAGGCATTGAACTATTAGTCAAACTATAAGTAGTACTATAAGCATCATAATCAGGATATACTTTAGTCATACTATGATTTGAGTGCTTAGTACCAAATGTATTTACACCACCATATGAGTAAACATTATTCATGTCCCAGTAAAACTGCATCTTTCTATTAGGTCTACTACCTGATGATACACTATCAGGATAAATATTTCTATGATATACACCATTACCTGCTGTAGTTCTATCTGCTATTGTGTAATAAGAATTATATGAACTATTATAATTTACACTGGCTACATAAACAGCACCAGTATAATCTACTGATCCTGCAGTTAGTGTTGTTTGATGAGTTGTAAAATAGCCTAATTGAGGATGATTCATTGAATCTCTAAAATATGATCCTGCTACTAATTTGCTAGTACTTATTTGACCATAATTATTTTCAGGCTGCCAACCTCTATAAGAACTCTGATCAGCAGTTTTAAATGTATAATATGAGGGAGTTGATAAACTTACACTTCTATAACCACCACTATTACCTGCTCCTGTTGTAGTTCCATTTTCATTTGTAGCTTTTACTTTAACCCTATAATCTACATCTTGTGCTGCATACTGACCTGATGTATCAAATGGAGGTGTAATAGTAAAAGATAAATTTTGTGTACCACTTGGAGCTGTTCCTGATTGACTATATGGTGTCTCAGTTTCTAGGAAATTTGTACCTCTGTTGGCACTTCCATAAATTTCAACATCAATTTTATATGTTCCACTAGTATGTCCACCCCAGTCTATTGCATAATTTAAAGTAACCTCAGTATAGTTACTTGATTGACTAGTATATGATACTATAGGATCAGTCAGACTAGAATAACCATAAAACTCTGACATTGTATCAGGTTCTCCAAATCCTGCATCATTAGATAATGTACCTAATGAAACATTTGTATCTGTATCATTCCCATTTATTTCCTGATTAATATCAGCTCTTAATCTTAATTGTCCACTTGAAGGTACTGCCATAATAAAATTTTAAATATTTTCTGCTTCTATAATAAAATCAGCTTTTTCTTTCAGATGATTATAACAAAATGCATAGACATCTGTACTATTTTGTATATCATTAAAATCTAAAGGATGCCATTTTTGCCAATTTATAGTTTTGACTACTTTTCTTGCATAGTTTCTATCATCCTCATTTTCATATAATGCAATTATCATAGCTACATGCCATAGCTTATTATCAGGTCTGTTTCTTTCACTATGCACACCACATGAGTTTATTGCTAAAATATGATCTTCATATGTTTCATCAGGATCATCTACCCATTCACCAGTTTTTCTAGTCATGGTAACCTCTTTACCTCTATTTTCATAGTTTGGATCATCTTCAGGAACATCCTCAGGTATTGTAACAGTATACTCCTCCTCACCAGTTTCTACATATTTTTTAAATACAAATTTACCTTTTAATGCCATTTTATTTATTTTTTACAATTATTACATTTATTACTTAATTCTTTAACAGCTTCAATCAATAATCCAATAAGACCATTATAATCTACTGCTTTAAAGCTATCCTCATTTTTAAGACTATCAATTTCTCTTACAAGCTCAGGCATTACCTTCTCTAACTCTTGTGCTATTATACCACCTGATCTTTTATCTTCTCTATCTATCCAGTCAAATGTTACACCTTTTAATTGGTGTATTTTTTCTAATGGATTTTCAATTACTCTAACATTTTCTTTTAATCTTTCATCAGATGGTGTAGTTGTAGAGTATGCTATCACATCTCCATCAGCATGGAAATCTCCATCAGCTTCAAATCTAAACTCATTAGAACCATTTATATAAAGGTCTATTTGAGTATTATCAGTAAACTCCATGTAATCTGTAGAATCAAGACCAATATACTGAACTGCTCTAAGATCTGATGCCACCTTGTCTGCTGTAACTGAATCATTTGCCAGTTTTGCAGTAGTAATATTTGAATCTAGAATTTTTGCTGTTGTAATGTTATCATCTAATATTTTTGCTGTTGTAATATTGTTATCAGCTATTTTAGAAGTTGTTACATTTGCATCAAGTATTTTAGCTGTAGTTACTTTATCATTACCAATAGTTAATGCAGTTGCACCAGTAACATCTCCACTATGTGTCTGATTATAAAGATTAGTAGATCCTTGTGTTAAATTATCACTTGTCTTAGTTGCTAGTTGTGTGTCCCATCTTGTTGTTGTGTAATACAAATTAGCAGCCTCAGTTATATCATCTGTATCTAGTGAAATGTTAGCTGATCCATCAAAAGAAACTCCACTAATAGTTCTTGCATTTGCTAAAATTGTAGCTTCTGCTGCCAAAGTAGCTGTAGCTGCATTTCCAGTAGTTGATCCTGATGAACCACTTGTGTTCCCAGTTACATTACCAGTTAAGTCTCCAGTAACATTACCAGTTAAATTTCCAGTTATAGCACCTGTTGCGCCAATAGTACCTACAGATATATTTGGAGTTCCAGTTAGTCCTGCTGCTGTTGTAGCTGCTATACCTAAACTATCTACATATGTTTTGGTTATGTGTGCTTGTACTTCTGATTGGCTAGCACCAGTATAAGTAAATACACCAGTTCCATTATTATAAGAAAAAGAACCATCTCCACCTGCATCTGTTGCAGATAAGTCAGTTAATGCTAATCCACTAACAGTTGAGGCTACAGTTAAAGTCCCTCCTGCATCATCATATGTAAGAGATATTCCACTACCTGCTGTCATTAAGGTATTAACCTGATCATCTGTTCTCTCAGCAGTCCAATATAAATTGGCACTTCCTTCAGGAAGAACATCTGTGTCAACTTGGTTAGCACCTGTTCCAAAGTCTATTAAAGTATCATCTATTGAATCTGTTGCTAAACTTACAGCTCCAGTACTTACACTAAAATGTGATGATGAGAAACTAGCAATACCTTTATTTGATGTTGTTGCATCCTCTGCTGCAATAGTGAAATTTGGATATGTTCCACTTGTTGTAATTCCTTCTCCATCTGTAAAAGCAACTGTCTGATCAGGAGATGAGTTAGTTATAGTAAAACTTGGATATGTACCTGATGTTGTTATACCTGTGCCATCAGTTAATGATACTGTTTGATCAGGACTACTATTTGTTATTGTAAAATTAGGATAAGTTCCTGCTGTGCTGATCCCAGTACCACTAGTTAGTGCCACAGTTTGATCAGGTGCTGTATTAGCTATTGTTAGTGTTCCTGCTGTATCATCATAAGTCTTACTAATTGATGTTCCTGCTACTACTAAGCTAGCCACTCTATCATCTGTTCTTTCCTCTGAAAAATATAAATTATTAGTTCCCTCAGAAACAGCATCAGTATCAAAGCTAATATTTGCAGTTCCATTAAATGCTGTTCCATTAATATTTCTTGATGTTTCAAGAGCTGTTGCTGTTGCAGCATTGCCAGTTGTAGAACCACTAGATCCTGATGTATTACCTGTCACATTACCTGTTAGATTACCTGTAACATTTCCTGTTACTGCTCCAGTTAGATCCCCAGTAACATTACCAGTAATTGTTCCTCCTGCTGTTATAGTCCCAACTGAGATATTAGGTGTGCCAGTTAAATTTGATGCAGTTGTGGAGTTCCCTGTAAGATCTCCTGTTACATCTCCTGTCACATTTCCTGTTAAGTTACCAGTAAAAGTTGTAGCAGCTACAGATGTTAATCCACTTATAACAGGATTTAATGAGATTGTTAATGCATTTCCAGTAGAATTAGTAGATATTTCATTTGCTGTTCCTACTACTGATAACACTTCTGTGTCTAAATCTATAGCTTGTTGTCCACCTGCATCACCTTGAAAGTCTAAATCTTGAACTCCTAACTGAGAATCAACATATGCTTTAATTGATTGCTGAGTAGCTAATGCTGTTGCACTATCTGAACTCATATTATCCTCATCCTTAAAGTCTGCTATTGTAATTGTACCATCTGAAAGTGATCCAAATGTCAAAGTACCTGAAACTGTTGTGTTTCCAGTTATATTTCCAGTCAAAGCTCCAACAAAGCTGTTTGCTGTTATTGTTCCAGTTGCTGTAAGATCACCAGTATTATTTATACTGATCCCACTTTCAGTTCCTAATCCATCAGATAGAACTTGTAATGATGAAGTTAATCCATCATTGTCCCCAACCTTTATTAGAGAATCATAACTGGATGCTATTGATATTCCTGTTAAACTACTTGCCATTTTTTCTTATTTTTAATTTTTTATTTATATATCTCATTAACTTTATAATGTTTTTTTGCTTAGGTTTATATATTTTCATATCTAACTTTTATAACACCCAACCTTGAAAAGTTGGCTCATCTCTATCAGGATATATATCATCATTTGTGTTTGATGTATATTCAGGATATGAAGTCTGATTAAAATCCATATAAGAAATAAACCTCCTTGTGTAATATTCTGCCATAGTTCTCTCCTTTTCAACCAAGAAATCTATTTCATTCTTACTAACTGTTTCTGCATTTTCAGATACATGCTTAAATATCCCACCATTCTTAATCTGATAAGCACCAAATGGAAGAAAGTCAACCATAGCATAATGAATAAGCATAGGCTGAACATAATCTATTAGTAAAGTTTCATAAACAGTCCCTGCAATAGTGTCTGCATTAATTAAAGAGGCAATCTTATCATACAGATCAGTACCTAAATAATGCTGAACATGGATCTCTTGTGCTATAGAGATAAAATGCATTAGCTTATCTGCTTGTACATTGCCATCTATTATAGTATTTTCTACTAAATCATTTCTATTTATAAAT